CTAATAACTGTCATTGCAATCCGATGCAGTACAATTGTACTTATACAGGTTGCCGTTCATATCAACACCGGAAATCTCATATTCACCGTTCCCTAATTTATGCTTAGATTGTCGCCACCGGGCACCATTTGCTGCTGTACCCCTAGTGATGGTGTCATCCCCCCAAACTCTAGTACGTTCTTCCCATGTCGCCCCAGATATTTTGTTGCGTCCTTTTATCTCTGTGATTTCTTCCCCGCTTGAACTCAGAGTTCTAGTGATAGTGTGAGTATCACCATTATCAAATGTACATATGCTGTGATTGTAATTGCCAGTACATTCAGCCTGTGCTGCTGAACTTACAACGGCAGATAACAAAAGAGTTGTTAACCGATTCATTTCTATTCCATCATTTTAGAATTGCAAAATCATTAAAGATCTTTATATGTATGCATGGACAACTAAATGAACAGAACCATTTATACGTCAAAATGGGAGGTATATAGTACTGCACCGTATAACTATTCCTAACCTCCTAAAAATAGGGGTATTTTTCCTTAAGGCGTATCTGTTATTTGGGGTAAAATGTGATGTTGATCAAGTACTGAACCATTGTAAGGTGTTAAGGATGGTTCAGTACTGCCACATACTGACAGTACTGAATACTACCGAAAAACGTTAACGATATTAGCTGAGTTTCCATTTTTCAATAAGATGTTCAGCGGCCCACAGCTTCAGTAAAAGTTCGTCTGAAGATTTTTTGTTACTGAAAGAAGAGATAAATCTACTAATTTCGGTAAGATTAACAGTATGACTTTGGTAATTTAACTCCATATACTGAGCACCATTCGTAACATCAATTTTATCAAAGAATGCCTTAGCTTCACTTGAAATGTCATGACCATATTTCTTTTCAAAAGACACCGCATTAGGGTTATTAAACATATCTACGGCGTGTATGAAGTTCGCATCCAAGTATAATCGCGTTGCGACAGCTCCGGCAGAAAAATTATTAGGAATTTTGGAATCGAGGAAACTGATAATCTGCTGTAATCTAGTATTTGATGGTGGCATTTCTACACCATCTTTCCACATATCCCTGATAAGCTCACTCACCGCAGTTTTTTGAGATGTAAAACTCAAGTTATTGTTTTCTAGCAGGGCGGTAAACTTCATTACTACACGGGAAAACTCCTCGCTTCGGAAAATTTGGTCTAAATAACTAACTGGTACTCCCTGTTTGTAACTGAGAGTTCGCACCACTCCGATAAACTCATTCCGTTTATCCTCGTTATTGCTCCAGGTTGGGCGATAAAGATCTTTAGTTTCCGTTAAGCCTCTCTTTGCCCGAGCTACAACTGCATGATATCTGCGTGTTTTTGCCTTGTTGTAACCGCCAAAAATTACATAACCTAACCATGCTAAAATTAATAAGCCGATGATTTCCATATGTATACCCTGCTATTCAATGTCTGATTATTAGTTTCAATTTGAATAATTTGAATTACTAGCACTGCAAATCCCCGCCAAAATTATGCCATCTTGATTTAAGCTGTGGTGATGGATTGTTAACCCCTACTAAACATAGTGGGATAAAACCAGTTATAAACGATTTGTGTACCAGTTGTATACGACGCTCTGCATCAAGCCATTCTTCCGAAATCTACCCCAAGCGATACCAGAACACCGTTCTATAGCGAAAAACTTGCTTTATCACTATGCCTTAACTACCAAAGTTGGTAGAGGAAGTATCTTAAATATTGATCGAATCCACCTATTGAATACACTGTTATGAAAGATTTGACCGATCGATAAAGTTGTAAACTTTTTTGCAACGGATAAGCAACTACGGGATGCTGGAGAATTTTAATGATAAAAATGAGTGGGTTAGGTTTACTTTTGGTTTCTATCATAGCTTTTGCCGCTGATGACAAAGCTCTGAAAGATGAAGCACAGCGTGACATTGTACTCTCTGGCTATCAGTGCGACCAGGTAGACAGCATCAAGACTGAAACCAGTTGGTTCTCAAGCGGTACAACTGCGAACGTCACATGCGATAAGGCGTACCATTTTGTAATACGTTATGTGGGCGATGTTCGGGTTAGCGTTGACGTGGACTCGATGTAAAAGTACTGCCACTTTTGGTCACATTCATGCCAGTACTAAATCGTAACGGTGATTTACTGGCATCGAATTGTGTGTTGCATAACAATGAGATGATTCCTAAAATATCAGCGACTTATTTTATGTACCAAACCAATTAAGGAAAATAAATGAAGCTGGTAAAAGCGTTGGCAGTTATTGCAGTAACGGTAGGGCTAACAGGATGTGCAGTGAGTTTACCGTTCAATAACCGTCTTTCTTATCCTTCAGTCTCAGAAATGAAATCAGTTCATATCCAGGGTGAAAAGCCAAAACTATCTATCGTATGGAATCCTGCCGACTTCCCACAACGTATTGATATCCAGGGTGCTGATGGTTTTGTCGGTGGTGGTTCTCGTACACGCGTACCAACTGGGGTAGCGTTATCTTCTCGTATCGAAGAAGCTGTATCCACCTTTGCTGATGTTAATCCTGCTGGGCAGAAACTCACTATCACAGTAATCGAAGCACGTTCCGGTTTCGAATATTCAGCGGGTATGTTTAACATCACTCCTGCAATCGACGTTGGTACTGTATCGTTTAATGCGACGTTCAACCTGAACGGTCAAACCTGGACTCAACAATTCACGTCACATAAAAACGATCCGGTCATCGGCGGTACTAGCCAGACAGGAACACTCGAAAGTGCCTGGGATGACATAGCAGTACAGGTTGCAAAAAATATTGCTCTACATATTAACAAATAAAGCAATTCATTAATTATGGGGTAAATACTCAACACACATGAGTAATTTACCCTATGAGAACATCCATACATTTGCCAATCTATGGCACTACTCAACTCTATTTCGAGATGGTTCAGGAACTACTAGCCGTCATCGATACAGAACCACTAATCAAATTAGATATGCACTACGATGAACACAGTGAAGTACTGCATATCTATTTCAGCCATCCAGAACCCGATCAACAGAACTTCATGCAGGGCCTGGTATTGCTCTATTGCCCCGATTACCATTGGCACTGTTAGAACGGCAATTCACCCTGGTCACAGAACCAATCATCAACGTCGTGTATCTGGTGCATACGGTGTACTGAGTCCAGATAGGTAAGGCCGTCTAGCACTCGTGGTAGAGGTTCAGGGTAGAGCAGAACGAAGCAATCAGGTTGAATCTGACCTAACCAGTACTGCCTATGCTCGTTCTGAAAGAAGACCTTATCACCCATCCTGAACTCTTCTAACGATGACCCCCAATAGCACACAGTAGCCCACTGCCCATGATGTACGAACCGCTGTATACCACTGGTGATTGAAGCATCGTAGCCATCTTTGTTCCCCATCCCTATACCCTCCATTTATACTGTATGTTTGTACAGTATTGCAGACAGTAAGAATAAGATCCAGACTGGCCGGAGTTTAAACAATAACACCGGGAAGTGTATGAAAATCGTACAAAGTATCGCAGGCGATACACTGGTATTTGAATCATTGTCTGCTGATGAAAGTATCAAACTGACCCACAACGCTTTAGAACTAATTTCGAAGTTTGAACAAGGTTCGGAAGAACCAACCGCTAAAGAACTGGGCAGGGCTTGTTGCCTATTACTGACTGTCGCAGAAGACTTCATGAATGTTGAGTACTGGCAAACTGTAGAAGAACTGTATTCCGGTGTTAACCATTCGTTCTACAAAGAAGAAGTTATTGCAATTCGTGATTACTATTTAGAATACCTCTCAGAACAGCCTGTATCACTTCACAAACAACGCTAGAATTATTCACGCACGGACGCGTTTAATTCAGTACAGACGCATACAGAGCGATACAGAAGCATTAAAAGGTACTTCTGAGATGAGTAAGCCTCGGCAGTGTTCGGCAGCGAGTTCTTTTTTGCGTATGTGCGATTTTTGATCAACGAACCACACCACAAAATATTCAGTACTGAACCCTGATAAATATATTAACAACAGTCAGGGAAATATTATGTCCACCTCAATTTCAATCAGAAAGTTAGGCCGTGATTACGGCTATGAACACAGTACTGTACTGGCATGGCAGAAACGCGGGATGCCTACTGACACAGAAGAGAATGCACGTGCATGGATTGTAGACAACATTTTAACACCGCTACGTGATGGTGATGTACGAGACAAGATCGACCAGGCACGACTACGCAAAATGCAGGCAGAGGCAGATTTAGCCGAAGCCGAAGTAAAGTTAAAATTAGATCAACTTATCGAAGCCGATGAAGTTCACAGAGAACTTACCCAGTACTTTAAAACGTTGCGTGATTATATCCGCAGTCTACCGAACAAAATTCAACATGAAGTATTTGAACAAGATTCAGTACTGAAAGTAAAAAGAGTATTGCAGGCCAGAATTGACGAAATGCTGAATGAAATCGGTGATATGAAATTTGAAGTACCAGAAGAGGACGAACAAGGCAAGCAAGGAACGGATGCCGAAAATGAACAAGACAATAACAGTACTGAAAAATGCAGTACCAATAATCAAACCACCACAGAAGTTAAAGCCCAGTGAATGGGCTGAGACTCATTTAGTACTCCCTGATGGTGCAGCAGCCGGACAAAAATTTAAGTTATATTCCTTTCAGAAGGAAATGTTAGATATTATTGAGTCTGACCAGTACCGCAAGGTAGTATTCAAAACAAGCAGTCAGATCGCTAAAACTACACTACTCAATTCAGCTCTGTTCTATTGGATGGCTACTGATAGTTCTAATATTGGAATTGCCCAAAGTTCATTGTCAGAATTAAAACAGTGGAAGTCAGCGAAGATTGATAAAACGATTGAAGCTGTACCAGTACTATCAGAATTAGTCACAGACCGCAATGATAAAACCCGTAGCAATAACCAACAGCAGACCGAATTAAAAGACGGTTCTTTCTTGTATTTCATGACTCTCGGATCGGCTAAAGCACTACGCGGTAAGACACTCAAGCGAATCATACTTGATGAAGTATCAGCAATAGACCAGAACTCACCAGAAGGGAACCCGATACGCTTAGCTGAACAGAGAGCTACTGACTTCGGACAGGAAGCCAAAATCCTCATTTCAAGTACTCCTACATTTTCAGGTGATGCAATCGATGTTGAGTATCAGAACTCAGATCAAAGAGAGTACTTTGTAAAATGTATTCACTGCCAGCATGAACATACGTTGAAATGGGAGAGCGTTAAATTTGAATGGAAGAAGATCGGCAAACGAGATATTCCAGATTCATCAAGTGCCAAATTACACTGCCCAGACTGCAACAATGAAATATCTGAATCACAGCGTATTAAGATGGTAGCTGGTGGGCGATGGATAGCTCAGAACCCATCTGTAACTGACACGGCAGGATTCTATATTAACCGCCTGTACAGTCCTAACAGTACTATTCAGTCTATTGCAAAAGAGTTTGAACTAGCCTGGTTCGAATACAACTACCAGTCATTTTACAATACAGTACTCGGACTTCATTATTCAGACCTTCAAGAAGAACTAGACGATTTAGCATTAGAGAACTTACGTGATGATTCATTCGATTTAAAGAATATACCAGATTCAGTACTAGGAATTGTCGTAGGTTGTGACCAACAATTAGACCGACTTGAAGCAACTGTATTAGGTTTCAACGAAACAGAACTATTCGTTTTAGGCCATCGAATTTTCTACAGTCCTAACTGTGAAATCAAAGGTGCCAAAGCATATTCAGACCTTGCGACGTTCTGTAATCAGCGTTTCAAAACAGTATCCGGGCGTGAAGTACCAGTGCTTAAGGTATGTATCGACTCCGGCAACGGTAGAGCCATGCAAACGGTACATAGTTTCTGTCAGCAGTATAAGAAGTTCGAAATGATTAAGGGCAGTAGCAGTACTAAAGGTGACTTGTTCAAGCGTAGTACTACCGATGGTCGTCAGTTTTACATGCTGAACGTACACGAGGGTAAAAACTGGGTACGTAGCCTGCTAAACAATGCAGTAGCAGGTAAAACAGATGCACCACTTACGCTACGGTTTGCACACGATCTACCTGATGACTATTTCGAACAGGTCACAGCAGAGAACTTAGAACGTTCGGGTAGTGGTGTTCGATGGAAGCAGATCACAGGCCGTCGTAATGAGGCACTTGATACGCTGGTCTACAGCCTCTGCATGATGAAACTGGCACTCAGTAAACTAGGCGGTCAACCGTTCAAAAAGTTGCGGGAGTATCGCAGCAGCAAACGTACCGAAACTACCAGTACTGAACAATCGCAACCCGTAAAACAACCTTCCGAACCAAACAATAAATACTCTAAACCAACCACTAGGAAACCTAGCATTGGCAAATCATGGTTCGGCTAAGGAATAAATAAACATGAAACAAACAATTTTTCTTGGTGAAGTACTTCACGAAGTACTGCCACCTAATAGCACAATTAAAATCGGAAATAGTACTGATACGTTATTCACACACAGCACACAGCACGATACTGAAACGGTAACTATCGACTCCACAGATTGGAAGTCGGGTTATTACTCAGTCGTATATAACAACAATGGTGAATTAACTATCAGTACTGTAACCGTCATTGATCCAATGGCTCAGACAGACAGATTAACAGAACTGCAATCCCAGCTTGATGACATTAATCAAATCATCTCAGCCAGAATTAACGGTGATACACATACACTGACCATCAATAATAAGACACTTGTTAAAGAAGATCTTAATACATTGCTTAGTCTGAAAAACAGTATCACTAAACAGGTCAACGACCTGAAACGCAAACTAACAACAGGCAATAAAGGCTTTTTCAAAAGTACTATTCATTGCCGCTGATATGGAGATCACAAGGTGTGGCCTTTTAACAAACGGCAAATTGAACAACCCGCAGTACCAGCCCCTAAACCAGCCAAACAATCCCGTAAATATCAACCTACCAGTACTGAATTCAAATCTCATAGCCGTTCACTAACTGGACTACCAACAAAGATTATTGGCTCTTATGGTACTGGTGTTCAGAACGTCAACATCAATGCAGTACTGAGACAGTCTCTAACATCGCTACGTGATGCAAGCCGTTCATTGGTACTACAGAACCCGTATGCACGGCGTTACGTATCACTGAGTTCTTCGACCGTTGCGGGTGCAGACGGTATCACCGTTCGACCTTCACCAATTGGCCTCGATGGTCAAACTGATCCAGTACTGGCAGACCGCTTAGACAAGCTGTTTTACGAGTGGGCATCAGATGCAAACCGCTTTAGTACTGATGGTTCTCTGTCATTCGACATCTTTCAACAACTGGTAGAGCGTGCAAGAGCTACCGATGGTGAATGTTTTGTTCGACTACATACAGACGGTGATGAACTACAGATATCAATCATCGATGCAAGCCGTATCCCCAGTACTAAAAACGAGTTACTGAAAAACGGTTCGTACATCAGTAATGGTATTGAACGTGATCAACATGGTCGGGTACTGGCCTATCACGTAGCCGATATTAACCCGCTGAATTACACCATCCAGACGAACAGTACTCAACGTGTACCAGCCAGTGAGATTCTGCATTACTTCATCCCAGAATTCCCAGGACAGGAACGAGGTTTCCCGGACTGTATTGCAGTCATAAAAACCTTAGAGGACTTTAATAGCTATAACGAAGCGGCAGTACTACAGAAAAAGATCGCAAGTTCGGCTATGGGGTTCATTACCAATACTGACAACAATCAGGATGAACTCTTAGACGGTGAAACAGAACAGCGTGAATACGTTGAACACTTTGAACCGGGCAGTATTAAAGAACTTGCACCAGGCCAACAGATTCAGACTCTGAACCCGCAGGCAGGTACTGACAAAATTACTGAGTTTTCAGACGCTGTTCTAACAACTATCAGTACTGGCCTTTCCGTTCCAAAATCCATGTTAACTGGCGATACACAAAACGCGTCATTCAGTGCTGCAAAAATGGCAGACCGTATCAGTCGTGAAGGGTTTAAAACTCGTTCTAATCTACTCATTTCGAAAGTACTCAAACCTATCTACCGTGAATTTATTAAACGAATCATGGTATCTGAACTTAAAGAACTTAGTTTCACGAACTTTGAGAATATCGCGAACAGTACTTTCATTACTGTTAAGCAAGTCTCGCTTGATCCTAATAAAGATGCTCAGTACGAGCAAGTACTATTAGAAATGGGCGTCAAAAGTAAGTCGCAAATTATCCGTGATTTAGGCATGGAGCCTCAGCACGTATTTGAAGAACTTAAACGAGAAGCGGAGATAAATAAAACAGAAACAATGAACAAGGACAGTTCAAATGAAATTCAAGAATCAAAAACGGGAGATGACGTTATCGAGTGACGTACTCTCTGATAATAACGACCGTACAGTACTGTTAGCTTTCAGTTCTGAAAATCCAGTAGTACGTACTATTGGCGGTCAGGAATATAACGAAATCCTTCTGCATAACCCTGAGAACGTTAATCTAGAACGACTACAGAATAAGGCCGCTCTGCTTTATAACCACAACTTTGATAATCATATCGGTGTTATTGAGTCAGCCAGTATTGATGCTGACCATGTAGGCCGTGCATTAGTGCGTTTCAGTTCAGTTGGTATGGGTGCTGAAAAGTTCGAAATGGTACGTGAAAGTACTTTGTCAAAGGTCAGCGTAGGTTATTCCATTCTCGATTATCGAATTGAAGGCGAAAACCTCCTAGTTACCAAATGGGAACCTTACGAAATTAGCATGGTTTCAGTACCCGCTGATGACCTTGTAGGTGTAGGGCGTTCTCTTGAAGAAGAGCAGGAACCAGAAGTACCTGAACCCGAAAATAAAGACGAGCAACCATCCGAACAAGAGGAACGTAAAGAGGAAACTGAAAATGAACCCGATGAAGATACTGAAAGTACTACTACTGCTACTGAGTCTGATCCCGAAATCAATTCCGAAGAGGAAACGATAAATAGTAATGACAGTACTGGAGATGGCGAGCAGCCAGAACCAGAAACTGAAAATAATGATTCAGCCGTTCAGGAACAGGTTCAGGAAGAACCAGCAGAACAGGCCGAAGAAGATCAAAAACGTATTGCCGAAATTACCGCAATCTCGCGTGCATTCAATATCCACTCTGAAATTACGAATTCAGCAATTAAATCCGGCTTAAGCATTGATGCGTTTCGCCAACAAATTAAAAATAAACCCATTATCAAGGATGATAAAATGGAATTCTCTCTAAACACTCTGATCCGTTCCATTATGGACGGTGACAAATCTCTGCCATCCGGCAAAAACGGTGCAGTAGTTGCTAACGCTGATTTTGCACAGGCTGTACGTGCTGGTGTAACTACCACTACTGCAAAAGACGTTATCAGTACTGATGTACTGTACGGTTCATTCGTAGATATTCTGCGTGCTGAATCTGTTCTTAAGAATTTCCCAGTACAGATGTTTACCGGACTGACCTCTGAAATTGCAGTCCCTAAACTGGCTGGTGATTTCACCGCAGGTTTCGGTTTTATTTCTGAAAACGGTGTATCACCAGAAGTTGATGCTAATTTCGAATCTGTAGTACTGAAGCCTAAGACCTTCACTGGTTCTGTACCACTGTCACGCAGCGTAGTTAAATCCTGCCCACAAGTAGAACAGATTGTTAGCCAGGCCATTGTTGCCGGTTCTGCTGAACGTCTGGAAGCCCTGATCCTGAAAGGCATCGTAGATGCAGTAGTAGCAGCGGGTAAAGTCGAAACTGTAGACTCCTACACTTACGCAGGCATCGTAGAAGCCCAGGGTGTACTCGGTGACGCTGGCGTATCTTTCGGTTCTATCTCCGCTGTAATGTCTCCACAGACCAAAGCTACTCTGCGTTCGACCCTTCGCGGCCAGAATACCTCAGGTGTTTACCTGTTCGATGAAGGTGATTTATGTGGTGTACCTGCCTATGACTCTAAAGTACTGGCTGGTCAGGACTTCATTATTCTCGGTGACTTCTCCAAACTGGCTATTGCACAGTGGGGTGACTCTCTGGAGCTGGATATGGACGATACCACTAACCGTAATCGCGGTTCTGTAATCGCTCGCGTGTGGGCAGATCTGGATTTCGCAGTACTGGTGCCTGAAGCCTTCCGTATCATCAAACTGGCCTAATCCGATGAGAGCATTTAATACGCAATGTATGGATGCTCTGATTAACAGTTTTGGCGAACCTTTAGTACTAGACAATGGCAGTACTATTACTGCCATTTTCGAACAGTCCGAAATAGCAATTCAAACTACCGAAGGACTTATACAAACAACAGAAAACTACTTTACATGCCGCCGTGATCAAATCACCTATGATGATTCTTTTGTACTGAATAATGTTCAGTACGAGATTTATAACATCATTGATGATCTGTCAGGCATATGTAACGTTTATTACAGAGAGGTCTGATTACATGAATATTTCAATAATTAAAAATCATGTGTCAGACCTTTTTGTTTCTGTAGGTCTTAAAGTACGCAAAGCTACCAAAACAAATATTCAGACATCCAGTGATTACATTCTGATGATCAGCAATGTAACCGAACAATACGAACAACTTGACTACAGTAACCGTCATTCTGTCATTTTAACTATGGATGTGCTGGTTACATCTCAGAGTGAATCAAAAGCACAACAAACAATGGATAAAGCACATTCAGTATTATTCAGTACTGAATTAGTTGCTGGTTTGTTAGAGAAGGGCATTAATGTTAGTTCATTAAAACTACTCTCAGTAGTCGATGATACCGACCCGGATACAGCCATAAATACCATTATGACAACGTGCCAGATTAATTACATTGCACGTGCTACAAATAATGGAGAATAACAATAATGGCAGGAATCATGCTCGGCAACCGCACTTTGCTATCTTACAGTACTGATCTTAATAATACATACCCAACATCTATCTATACGATTATTGATAACCTGGCTGCATTTCCAGAAGTTAAAATCAACAGTACCACACAAACGATAGAAACATATGATCAGGAATTTACTAGCATCATCACTGGTGGTCTTAAAATCAGTAACATCAGCATTGTAGTAAATTATGTACCAACAAATACAGGTCATATGTTCCTCAGCAATGCATACGCTGCGAATCGTTCATTTCAGTTGAAGTTCAGTCTTTATGAAAGTCAGACATCACTACGCCAGAACTACATTATTCTTAATGGGCGTATTACTGCACAAAAGGATGACGCAGACATTAATAAAGTATACGGGCGTACCTGGACTTTTACGCCTGATTCTATCGTTCGTCAGGGAACGATTGATGATCAATTCCCATTAGTACTGGGTAATTTTGGGGTAGGTGCTGATGGTATTACCGTACCGCATTATGAATCTGACGGCGGTAATTCATTCATTAAAGTACCAGTTACAAATACGATGAATCCTGGCGGTGTTGATCTACTTGGTGTTGGCCTTGTAGATGGTGGTGGTATGAGTAAAGCACAGATGGTCGTTACTGAATCAGGTACTCCACGTCTGTACATTAAGAATACTGATAGTACCGTATACGATCAGGTATACAGCACAGCTAATAAACCAGTACTTAACGCAGGTGCAACACAGGGCGTTTCAGGAATCCTGCCAGTATCAAATGGCGGGACTGGTAGTTCTGTAGCCGCTACAGCACTCAGTAACCTGAATGGTCTACCAAAGACGGGCGGTACTCTGACAGGTGGCCTGTCAGGAACAACATTATCACTATCCAGTACTTTAACCGTGACAGGTGCCAGTACTTTAAATGGTGGAGCAACTGTCAACGGGGCAATTAATCAGGACGGTGTTGCAGCAGCAACTTATGGTCATACATCACTATCCGCAGCCGCAGCAGGTACTAAATCTTATTTGCGTAAAATGCGTGGCGGTACTGGTGACACAATCTTCCATGAAACCGTCCAGGCAGGTAACTACCGATTAGCCACTGGTGCAACTACCGATAGTTCTGATGCTCTGACACTTTCCAGTACTGGCAACCTGACGATTACTGGTGGTCTTAACGCTTCATCTGCAACGTTGAGTACTGCATTACCGATCAGTTCTGGTGGTACTGGGGCAGTTACGAATACACAGGCACTGCAAAACCTTAATGGTGTTCCACAAACAACCACTGTTAACGGAAAGCCACTTTCATCAAACGTAGTACTTTCAAATACTGACATTTCCGGTAGTGCTAAATCAGGTGCTAACTCAGATATTACAAGTATCACGGGCTTAACCACTGCACTTAGTGTTGCACAAGGCGGTACTGGGTCAAACGTTGCTGCAACTGCACTCAGTAACCTGGGCGGTGTTGCTAAAACCGTAACCGTGAACTCTAAGCCTTTAAGTACCAACATTGTTCTGAACGCAGCAGACGTATCAGCAGTACCAACGACAAGAACGATCAACGGGCAAGTACTCAGTGATGATTTAGTACTGGGTGCCCTGGATGTATCAGCAATGCCGTACTACGGAACCATCGTGGCAGGCACGAACCTGAATACTCTGAACGGGTCTGTATTTGGATTATATGAGCAACCAGTAACTGCTAACGCAACAACGGCTTTAGGTTATCCGATTGCCGTAGGTGGTACATTGTTTGTTCTGAAGAGTGGCGTAACTCACGCGAACAGTTGTACTCAGGTTTATTACCCTGCCAGTAGTGATGACATCTGGAACAGGACTGGCACAAGTAATAGCAGTGGTGTTGTAACCTGGTCTGCATGGGTTCGTACTGCAAATATCACCAGTGCAGGTGTGAACAGTACTATCAAGTCTCTTACTGGACTGACTACAGCAATACCAATTTCTGGTGGCGGTACTGGGGCAACCGTAGCAAGTACTGCACTCTCAAACCTCGGCGGGGTAGCGAAAACTGTAACAGTGAACTCGAAACCGCTTTCTGCAAATATCGTATTAGATGCCGATGACGTGTCAGCAGTACCTAATACCCGTAAATTAAATGGGATTTCATTAGCCAGTGACATCACGTTAAATGCAGATGATGTAGGTGCATTACCTAGTCGTGGAATTATCCCAGTAGGTACTGACCTGAACGATTTAGACGGTACTGTACAGGGTTATTATCAGCAAACACTAAATGCTAACGCAACAGCAGTACTGAATTATCCAGTACAATTTGCTGGGACATTAGTAGTACTGCAAAACTCGGCAACTCACGTTAAAAGCTGTACGCAAATGTACTACAGGTATAACACGAACGACTTGTATACACGCACCGGGTATTCAAACGGTTCAGGTGTTATTTCATGGGGTGCATGGGGGATGTATGCATACACCGATATTAACGGTGTAAACAGTAATATTAAATCTCTTACCGGGTTAACAATACCGTTAGTACCCCAAACGCGAAAAATTAATAACAAGGTACTTTCAAGTGATATTGTTTTAGCACAGTCAGATATTGCAGGCACAGTACCAACATCATTAACAATTAATGGTAAACCGCTTACAGGTAATGTAGTACTTACAAATACCGATGTTTCAGGTAGTGCATCCTCTGGAGCAAATAGTGATATTACCAGTCTAACAGGTCTTACTACTGCTCTCAGCATTGCACAGGGTGGTACTGGTAGCACTTCTGCAAGTGCAGCGTTGAGTACTCTCGGTGGTATGCCTAAATCTGGTGGTACATTCTCTGGTGCAGTAGGTGTATCAAGTACTTTAGCAGTTACAGGTACTCTGACCACAAGTAACAGTATTATTCAGGACGGGGTTATACAAACAACATATTGTTATACTGCGTTAAGTTCCGGTGCGGCAGGTATTAAATCATATCTGCGTAAATTCCGTGGTGGTACAGGTGATGCTACATTCCATGAAACTGTTCAGGGAACGACATACAGGATTGCAACCGGAACAACTGATACTACTGATGCTATGACGTTATCCAGTACAGGCGACCTTACTACATCACATCTTACAGCTACAGATAATGATGCAACCTTACCGGGTACTGGCAGTACTGTTTATGGTGGTCGATTAAAATCACTGTACACAGTAAATGGTGTTGAAAAAACATCCGCTTATTTGCAATCAATTAAACGTATTGAGTGGGATTACTCTATAGCTCGTCTGTTTGTGAACCAGACAGGTGGTGGAACCGATACGACACAATCACGATATTTTGATTTTATGTCCAACGGCAACGTGCAAATTTCGGGACGTATGTTTATGGGCAGTCCTGCTGTGAACTCGTGGTGGAACTCAGCCCAGCCCCACTATGCCGCCTATTTCGCGGATACAGCAATAGACACTCCGGGGAATGGTGCTATAGCGGGGATTTCATGGGGGTATCAGCACGGCGGGGGCTATAACCTTCGAACAATGTGGGGGAATGTCGGTAATGGTACGGCGAGCTGGGGTAATACCGCAATGACCCAGTTTGGGGATAATGGTGCCAAAACGCGTTATTGGTACTTTACGCCCGTTCAGGGGGATCTGGTTACTTCGGCGAGTGGCGATGGTGGCTTTGGTGGCAATTACACATTCCAGAAAGCAGCAACTTCTGACGCAACATTGAAACATGATATTAATTATGATGACGGTAAAGCATCCTATGAAAATATCAAAAAGCTGAAGCCATGTACTTTCGTATATAATTTTGATCCGATGGAGCGTGAACGCCGTGGTATTATTGCACAGGACGCATTACGCGATATTGATAGCGAGTACGTTAAACTGGTTCCAGCCGCACCAGAATATGATGATGAAGGCAATCGTTGTGATAAAGACGATACCTTAGCACTTGATAATAACGTCATTATGATGGATACCGCACTTGCACTAAATCATTCAATTGCAAAAATTGAAGCGATGGAAAATGAAATTGCTGAATTACGTGCAATGATTGCAGCACTAAATAAGTAAGAATAAACAAAACTATTCAGTACTGGTAAGGATGCCAGTACTGAACTCTATGATAAGGACATCATTATGCCAACTCCAATGGACGTTTTTACAGGTTCAAATATTACAGTAGGTATCGGTACTGCCGGAACTACCCAAGCCGTTACATTTACCACCATTCCAGAAATTGCCGCTTTCCCCGGAACTGGTAGTACTGCAACTGTGATTGAGGTAGTGAGTTTTAATAGCTCATATAACCGTAAACTGGTAGGTAGTAAAACAAACGCAGACGTAACATTACAGGTTAACTGGATGCCAGATAACGCAGTACATCAGCAATTGGTCACTGCATTTGAAAATGGTACTCGTATCCAGTTGAAATTCAGCTATTTCACCGACGCTACCAAAACAACAGGGTCATACGTCGTATATAACGGTTTTATCAGTGAGAAAAAAATCGAATCTGATCGTGATAAGGTCGTGAATATGACTCTCAATTTTGCCTGTGATGGTGCGGCAGTAGCACAAGGATTACTGCCATAATGGATATTCATACTCTGTTTGCAGCCCTGAAACCTGAACTTCATAAAATTACATTAAAAAACGGTGCAGTACTGCATATTCATCGACCCGCTATCAGCAATTTCGAAAAATGCGTTGATGCTAAGAGTACTTTGCTTTTTACCGTCAGTAATGAAGATGGTCAGCCTATTTTCTCTGATGTGGACGAAGACGGAAAAATCAATGTTAACTATATTGATGCTCTTATCGTCGCTGAAATTAACGGTGAAGTCATGAAACTATGGCCCAAAGCAGACGAGCCACAGATTCAGGATCAGATCGAAAAAAAATAAGAAGCAATCCACGTTTGATGTTTACCCTGAAACTAATTAACAAACGTGGGTTGAGTCCATCAGAACTGGAAACATTAGATCCAGAATTATTTGAATATCTGATGATTTACGATTCCAGTATTGAACCATCGGGAGCAAGATTCGAACACATTAAATATTCGAATCTCGCTCATTTGATCTTAATGTCCTCTGGTAATTTAACCGAAGCAGGCATGAAAAATGCCAGTGTTAATGACTGGGATATGTACGGTTTACTGTCAAATAAAACAGTACATGAACGTATTCAGGAAGATGAGCAAAAACAACTGACACAACAACAATTACAACAGTCAGCCATGATGCAATTCATTACTGGCAGTACTGGCAATGGAGGCTAAAACATGGCAGGGAACAATCAACAATTAGTTTTTAATATCAACGGTGATGCTACTGGCCTACAACGTGCATTAGGTACTGCCGGAAACAGTTTAAATGCATTCAGTCGTGAGGCGGGCGGTTCGCTCGCGTCATTATCTGGCGGGTTCGGTGACATCACTGGAAAGCTGGCCGGGATGAACACAGGACTATTAGCAGTAGGTGCAGGGTTCGGTGCATTAACAGCTATTACAATCAGTCAGGTAAATGCAGCATCTGATTACGTTAAAGTACTGAACGATGCTTCATACAGTTCTGGTATGACCGTAGAGCAGCTACAGAAATTACAGGGTGCTTTTGGTTCACTGAATATCGAATATGACAAATTCAGCGATTTCAACAAAGACGCTCTTGATCATATGGGTGATTTTTTCCGTGAGGGTAAAGGCGGATTCGGTGACGACCTGAAAGCCTGGGGTATAAACCTTCAGGGCTTTACTCAGTACATGAATCAGGCCGATGGCGGTATCAAGATGATCATCAAGACATTCTATGAACTGCAAAAAGCAGGTAAATCGAATGCTGAAATTACCAATGCTATGGAGTCAATCGCGTCAGATAGCTCAAAACTTCTGCCAGTACTGCGACAGTACAAATCAGAAGTCGAGGCAATCAATGCAATTGAAAAGCAGCACGCCGGGATCACTACTGAAACAGCACAGGCATATGCAGCATATGAACAGAATATTGCCCAGTTGGATCGTAACTTCCAGGAACTACGTGTTAACGCACTTTTACCCGTCATCGAAGCTCTGAACGAGCTACGCAACATATTTGCTGGTGAATGGAAATTACCATCTTTCGATCAGATGGGTGGAAACCTGAAACGTTTTGCATATGATTTTGCCTCACTGGGTGATTATCATGCTCTGCCTGATGAATGGGGTAAAAATCAGTACTCAAATAGTACAGTACCAAAAACTGCACCGAAAACTGTTAGTACTAAACCCTATAAACTCAAAGATCCAGAAGGTGAAAAGAAAGCGGAAGATGCTGCCAAAAAAGCCGCAGCAGACGCTAAACAGCTTGAGCAGAAACAAATTCAGGCACGTATTAATCTGAATCAGGTAATGTCTCAACTGGGTAAAAACTCAGCAGAACAGCAAGTACTTCAATATAATTACACTCAGAACGAGCTACGTAAAAAACTGGATGAATCGTTAAGTACTTTGAATCTTAATGAAGAACAAAAAACCAAAATCATTACACGTCAGGAGCAGGCACGTTTAGAAGGTAGTAAACGTATTATTACTGAAATGCTGGAAGCATCCGATCCTAAACAATTATCTGAAAACCTTGCAGCGTTGAGTATTGGTAATACGCAAAATATCACTCCTGAACATATCCAGAAAATGCTATCTGCACAGGATGCCCGTACTGGATTAGTTGATGAAAATAATCCTTTCGGTAATCAGGATGCCATCAAGAGACAACAGGACGAAATATACAAGCAGCGTGATTTTGAAATTCAGGTTGATGAACAACTTTATGCCGACAAGTTAATTTCTAAAGAGCAATTTGAAAAGCGTAAAGCTGAACTAACCAGCAGGTACAATAACAAAGCGGCACAGGTAGAACGTCAGAACAGCCAGGCTCAGATACAGACCTTTGCTGATACAGCAACAAGTATCGGTACTATGCTCGAAGGTGTTGCTGGGAAGGGTAACAAGGCGGCTCAGGCGGCGTTTATCGTTGGTAAGTCGATTAGTATTGCCAATATCGTTATGAAGATACAGGAAGCCCTCGCTAACGCTATGGCTACGCCGTGGCCTGCTAACTTTGCCAACTATGCACAGGTAGCAAGTTTAGGGGCAAGTATTATCAGTACTGCACGTGGTACACAGATTCAGGGCCAGGCTCACAGCGGTATTGATTCAGTACCTAAGCTGGGTGGTAACGATGAATCAACATGGGTTCTGAAAGCGGGTGAACGAGTTCTGAATAACGATAACAACCGTGATTTAACTCAATTCCTGAAACAGCAAGATAAGCAGGACAATAGCGGTACTGGTCAGACTGTAATCAATGCCCCGTTAGTGGTTAATGGTGGCGGTCAAATTACCGATCAGCAATTTCAGACCATGCTGAAAAAGCATTCAAATAACGTGATGCAGGCAGTACGAGCAGCACAGACCAGAAATACGTAATACCAAAAGCCAGCATTCACGCTGGCTTTTTCTTTTCCTGATAAATACTTTAAATCAGGAGAACATCATGGGTTTATTTTCAAACAATATCAAAATAAGTGATTTCAAATTACAAAGTACCGAACCCGCCTATTCAAATAAGAGCTGGACGGGTGCACAAATCCGACGCAGTACAGGTATTCAGTACTATCAGATTTCATTTAATATTCAATTCAATCAGGCAGACAGACAAGAGGTACTGAACTTTATTGCTCAGTACTCACAGGGTCGGCCATTCAGTACAGATTTAGGTTATTACAGCCAGTATACAGGCAATCAATTTAATACAGTATCCAGTACTGCAACCGTTAATAAAGGCGGTACGGTCATTCCCTGCAACAGTAATGTACTGGAAGTAGGTACGTTAGTTACCTTTCAGAACAGCACTAAAATTCATCGCATTATTGCCAATACAGGGACCTCCATTACCGTATTCCCGGCATTACGTCAGAACGTACAGGCAGGTGAAGTAATTCGTTATCAGGGCATTACCGGGACATTTATTATTGATGTGGATTGTGACCTTAATTTGCAATCAACAAATATTATCAGTCTACAAGTTAAAGCGACGGAGGCCCTGTAATGAATCAGGCAGTGTTTACCAATCCGGCATTATTACAGTACTGGAATCTTACAAGAGGCGGTAATAAAACCCAGCTAACAGTATCGGAAGTTATGCAATTAGGCGTTACAGTTAAATGTGTTGATATCTATCCAGTTCAGGGATCTGGAGTGCAGGCATTACATCTAAATGATGGTTATATCGATCTGAATATTAGCGGTAATTTATACACCTCATTCCCGGACTTCATTAATGATAGTTTCGGCTCATTCAGTGAACAGAAGGATATTAGCAATGATTCTATGTCTTTCAAAGTTAGTAATGTTAGTCAGGCATTCCAGGCACTGGCATTATCAGGCGGTCTGAAAAATGCACAGGTTAATCTATGGCTGACAATACTGAATCCTGCAACCGCTACAGTACTGGATAATTCATTAATGTTCAGTGGTTATATTGATTACTTTGAATCAGTTTCAAATAACGATGATATTAAGAACGAATTGACAGTGAATGTTAACAGCATATGGAAGAAGCTGGACGTACAACAACGCACATTAGCCGCCAATTCAGTGCATCAAAGTACACACAAAAATGATCAATATTTCGCACTGCTCGGGAAAATCAATTCTCAACAGAAATGGAACTATAAGAAATAAGGACGTAAGATGAGAAACAATATAATCAAAATTCACAACATTGCTCAGGAATGTATCAGTACTGAATTTCTGTTAGGCCAGAATGATTGCAATATTTTGGTACTAAGAGTTATCGATCAGGTATGCGGTACTGCATATACCGATCTGGCTTTGGGCAAATATAAAACCATCAAAGCAGGTCAGAAACTGTTCACTAAACACGAACTGGGTTCACTGGAAGATATTTGTAAGAAGCATGGCGTACAGGTCGATCAGCCAGTGTTCGGTGACGTTATGGTTAACGGTATTCACGGTTCTGTAGTACTGGATGGTAAGTACATTGCCCTGAATGCTGACAGTACTGGGTTCAATGTTGCAGTACTGCCCTGGCTACATGACTGGAAATTTTACCGGATCACTCCAACTGAAGGAGGTGAATAATGGGCGGTAAAATTTCAGGTGCTGGTTTAATTGGGGCACTCATTACATCCGTCGCAGTAGCGGCAATGTTAATGACTGGTCCCGCTGGTATGAGTCTCGGGGCAGCAGCCGCATGGGGGGCAGGGGCCGGAGCAGCGTCATTAGTCGCAACTTCTATGCTTTCTCAAATGCCGGGTATTACTCCACACAGTGACAGTGCCACTACTTTAAGCCGTTCTACCAGCCCACAATCGGGAATCCCCATACTGTACGGTGAAAAGGTCAAGTGCGGTTCAATAGTTAACTGGTACAACGTACAGAACAACAGTAGTCAGTACCTTTTTACGAGTCATGGCCTCGCAATGGGGGAGATTAACAAGATTAGTCAAATCTGGATTGACGATGAACCAGTACTGACAACGCCTGTTACAGTTGAAGGAGTTGTACCGAATACCAGTATCGATGCGAAATACCGTGATATTTTGCAGTTAGAGGTATATTTCGGGAAGCCTAATTACACGGCGGGTAAAGTACTGGCTGATACTTATGGTGGTTCTCAGTGGAATAATAGTACGTTCAAAGGTAATGGGATCGTACAGGTATATACCGTTATCAAAAAAACTCAGAAATCATTAGAGGACAACCTGTTAGTTAACGATAGTTACGTACTTACGGCAGAATGTTCTGGCAAAAAGATTTACGATTTAGTGTCAGGCACTACGATTGTCAGCAATAACCCCGTAAACCAGTTATACGACTATGTGACCAATACAGAATATGGCCTCGGTGTCAGTCCCGGTAATATTGATATTGCATCATTCCAGACGGCAGCACAGTACTGTACCCGTTATCAGATGTATAGTAATGGTGCTATTGATTATCAGTCCACATATAAATCAAACATTGAAAAAATGCTGATGACTTTTGGCGGCATTACCAGTATTCATTGTGGTAAATTGTATTTGACTGTAGATATTCCGGCACTGTCAGTACAGACATTTGACGAATCAACAATTTTCGGTGAATTTGTCAGTACTACGAGTGGTATCAGCGATTATTTCAACACCATCGATGCAACATGGAAGAACACTACAAATAATTACAGCGATGATATTTTGCGTATTCCGTCTGATATTCCGGCTAGTGATGTTTTAACCAGTGATGGATTGATTATTGCTAAGAGCCTGGACTATTCATGGGTGTATGACAAAGATCAGGTTGAACACCTGATTAACATCGAATTGCTGAAAGGAAAATATTCACACAATACAATAAGTTTCAGTACTGACAGTGGCTGGGATATTGCCGTTTGGGATGTAATTACCGTTAATTTCCCGGAACATGGTTACGAGAATAAGCTGTTCAGGGTAGCGGGTAAATCGATTAGCACGAATACCGACAGTATCGGCATGGTTCAGTTGCAGTGTGTTGAGTACTTCCAGGGGATCTATGAAGGTGTAGACGTACCGATGTATGGCTGGGAAGGAACATTACCGAAACCAGTAGCAGTACTGCCACCGTCAAACCTCACAGTAGTTAAGAAGGGGGCAACTAATCAGGGGCAGACTGTAGTACTTTCATGGTCAGCCAGTATCGATCAGTATTTGCGGGGTTACTACGTGTACTACCGTCAGACAGGTACGCAAACCTGGACTTATGGCGGCAGCACGAACCAGTACGTAATGAGTTACGAGCTATACGGCCTTACAACAGGCGTTCAGTACGATTTTGCAGTAGCAGCATTCAACAACCTCGGCATTGTGTCCGACAAGGTGACACAGAACGGTGTTGTACCTGATTTCGCGTTTACCCTGCCTGCCATTACTGGCCTGAATCTGATCAACCGTGGCAGTACTGCAACGACTACCGATGCACTGGATTTCATCATAGGGTGGGATGATCAGTCATACGTAAATGTGAACGGTAAGAAGTTCAGCGAGTATTTCAACAAGTATGAAATCATTGTGTATGACACTGGCATGGTTAAGAAGCGTTCGTACTTCATCCAGGCGAACCAGTTCACATACACCTATGCAATGAACAAGCTGGATACGCTCAGTCGTACCCGTACTTTCGGCGTGGTGGCATGGGGTCATAACAGCAGTATCTACAGTGCAGAAGCCCGTATCACAGTGACTAACCCACAATGCCCAGCATTGACCGGGTTCACGGCTAACGCAGGCTATGAGTCTATTTTTGTTGCCTATAACAGCCCTGAAGCATCGGCTACTGATTTTGCTGGGGTACTGGTGCAGGTTGCTACGAACAGTACTTTCACGCAGAACCTGAAAGCGTTCGGTACTAACAGTCCGTTCATGCATTCATTCCCTATCGCTGATGGGAAGTACTATGTACGTGCAGGAGCCTATGATGAGTTCGGGCAGGATTCGATCATCTATACGGCGGGGGTGTATGTTGATTTGCAGAGCAGGGTTAACTGGTCAGCACAGGATGAACAGTCACTGAATGATTTCCTTCATCTGGACGACAAGATCAGTACTGCTATTGACGACGCAGTTAGTCAGGCCAATATCAATACCACAACTAAAATCGGTGCCAGTGAAACGGCAACCAAAACACTGATTTCTGATGGTGATAAAGTTAACGCCACTGCTATCACTAATTTACAGGCGACTACAGCAGCGAATTTATCAGCACAGGTTACAACGCTAAATCAGGCCATTACAGACGGTGATAAGGCAAACGCTACTGCACTCTCAAACCTAACCAGTAAAACAGCTACAGATATTACTGCCGCAGTCACAACACTGAACAGTACTATCACATCTAAAGACACAGCACAGACACAGGCACTGAATGCACAGGTTAGCAGTATCAACAGTAATATTACAAGCCAGGTTGCTACGCTCAATAATACCATTACCACTAAAGACACAGCTCAAAGTACTGCATTGACTCAGGCTAAATCTGAGTTAAACGGTAATATTAGTTCTGTCAGTACTGCCATGACTACCAATATTGATGCACTGAAAAATACCGTCAATAGCCACTACGAATTAAAGGTGAACGCCAACGGTACTATCGCAGGTATGGGTATCTATGCAGATGCAAATACGAAAGCCAGTGCTGTTTATTTCGTGGCAGACGATTTTAAAATTATCACGGCTAAAACATCTGGTGCAGTATCTAACCCGGTAATTCCGTTTGCAGTACAAAATAATACCGTTTACATCAACAGTGCAATGATTGCTAATGCCAGTATTGGACAGGCACACATTGCCGATGCAAGTATAAGTAATGCTAAAATTCAGGACGGTTCAATCAATAACGCGAAAATTGGTTATCAGATTAGTTCGAACAACTGGAATGATGCCTGGCCTTCTGATGGTGGTCAGGGTTGGTGTATACGAAAAGACGGTACGAGTTACTTTAACAACGGTTATTTCCGTGGTAGCGTTTTCGCAGATAATGGTTATTTCAAAGGCGATGTTTACGCGGAGAATGGTTATTTTAAAGGTACTGTGTATGCATCAGGTGGTTCATTCACTAATGGTACTTTCGTTAACTGTACCATTGATAATCTGAAAGCCAACAGCATTCAGGGTGATATCATGCGTATGTTTCTGTTAGGTGCAGGTGGTATAACAATTCCAGCAGAATCACAGTTTGCCCGTATTCTGACAATTCCGTGTATTCCTGTGACTGTAAAGGGTGGTTATGATGGTACATTTACACCTCCGCGTGAAACAACTAATACACGTGCTGTTAGTATATATGCGAATGGAAATATATTAGGCGGTGCAAATATATCTGCCAGAGGTCTGGAGAGTGATGTTAGTGTCGGTTCTGTATCAATGACAATTCCGGCAGGGCAGCAAATAACGCTAACAATTCAGTTACGTTCAAATGGGAATTTAATTACTTATAACGGGCCTGATTTAACAGTTATTGTAGGTAGAGCATAAGGATATAAAATGATATCAGGAGAATTCAGGCGGGGGGCAACTCCCGCCGATGCAGTACGAGTACTGAATAGTCAGGGCAAATTGTTTATCACCGATTTTCAGTCAGAATTAACAAAACGTTGCCGTGCATTATCGAAACAGATTCAGGATGACATCAGTAATAGTGTCGATGGCGGGGCGGTTAACTTCACCAAACGGGCGATATTCTTCAATTTCATTCAGTATGGTAATGGGATCAGGACTAACCAAATCATTGTACGTGGTTCACAGGCTGCATATCTGCGTTCAGTACTGACAGATGACCCGGCAACGTTTAACAAAATTATTCCCACTGCTAACGCTCGTATGACTGCACAAGGCAACATTGCAGGACTGCATAACCAGATTGGTAAAAAATATAAAGTAGTCGAACAGAACGGTAAAAAGTATTTGATTGATACCAGTCTGAAAAAGAAGAGACGCGACAAGCGAATAATCGGTAAGTATGAGAAGAAAAAACGTAAGATGATTTATGACTTCTTTGATGAAACTGAACATAAAGCGAGATTAGTGATAAATAATATGAAAGGAACATTCATATTCAGGAGAAACTAATGCAACAGCATTTCAGTGAAGACGTAACAGAAAACATCACATTAGACGGTCATGAAGTACTGATGTGTAATATTCCATTTAATCAGGCATTCATCGATTCTAAGTATTTCAAAGATTATGGAGTAGATGTCATGGGGCATAACTTCATGAACATTGCATTCATGGATGACAAGATGCCAGTACTGAATCGTGGTGATATTGTGAACTGGCAATATTATGATGATGTATACGAGGTGCAGGTAATCGATGTATACAAGTTATTCGTTAAAGGTCTGAATATTCAGTATTACCTGGTGCAGTTAAAACAGGCGTTTTTAGAGTGAAAATAATAAATACTCTCAGTACACATGAGAGAGGGTAGTAATATGAATAATAATATGGATAAAGAAAAACTAATCAAGTTTGGCATTTATGCAGCAGCCGTAGTAGGGCTGGCTGCACTGCATACTGTTGGCCTGCCATTATGGACAATCGTTACGCTGAGTCTATTTCTCGGAATTTGCGTATGATGATTACAGGAACATTAATCGGTTGTGTGAGTGCAACCGTGGCAGTACTGGGTTTTGCATTTTCACGATATCGTGAGTTTAAACAAGATACTGAGGCTCTGGAGCGTCGCATAGGTGATTTACAATCTGAGCAGAAGCTATTGAAGCAACGTTTAGATAAAATCGAAAATGAACAGGTTGTTTTAGAAAGTGAACTGAAAAACGTTCAGATGAAAATCAACGAAATTGATGTGAAACTATCACGCGTATTGACCATTTTAGAATTGCAGCATGAAAAACAACAAAGGCCAGCATAATAGCTGGCCTTAGTTGTTTAGTTTGTTACCCAGTACAGCATTTGATCAATACGGTTCGGGGTCTGTTGGTATAATTTACTGTTTTTTAGTTCTGCAATGGCAGTAGCATAATTGCGGTTCTTCAGTGCTGCAATATGTTTGATGAACTTTGAATACCCAGCTTTACCCAACTGGAATACGAGAATAGAAACTAATGCATTCCAGCGTTCTGGTAAATCCAGATTAAATGAATCAGCATCACGTTTAGCCTTCTGGTAATCGACCAGCAGTAATTGATCGGCTTGCTGTTCTGTAATTCCGTTCACGAATTTACTACGTTCACTAGCCTTAACAAGATGACCGTACCCGATGGTTTCAAAACCTTCTGAGTCTTTATAGATGTGGAAAAGGCCATTTCTGAAGTACTTCATTTTGGTCTGATATTGTTTGGTTCCTTCAAGTTGTTTCAGTAACTCGATTACGTCTGTTTCGATGCTCATTTTGATGTTTCCTCATAAATATGTGTATGAACTTATTTATCAAGGAGTGATAAAAATGGCGTCAAATGAAGAACAAGAAATGAAATGGGCAATGTGGTACAGCGATGAAGATTTCATCCCAGAAGAAACGGCATGTTTCGTATATATAATCCAGTTTCCGAACAGTGGTGAGTTCTATATTGGTCAGAAACGAGTGTGGAAGTCGGTTAAAAACGTTTCAGAGATAAAACCAGACAGTAAACAGTCGAACTGGAACGATTACACCAGTTCTAGTAAATCAGTGAATGAAATGATTGAAGCAGGTGAACCGTATAAAAAGAGCATCCTGGCCTGTTATCCAACATATGCCGAAGCATTGCATTGTGAATCAGCACTAATTTGTATGTTGTGTTCTCAGTGGGGCAGTTTGAATAAAGCACTGATGGCGAAATTCAAGTTCACAGCAGGAATGGATAAAGAGCACATGCAAAAAATTCGTGAACTATTGGAGGACTTAACATGATTGAGTTAATCAAGGGGTTGATCAGTAAAATGATGGGCAATGCTACCCCTTCACAGGAAGCCCATAGCAAGGAGATCGTTACAGGCAAGAGGCAGAGTACGGTTAAGCCTAACGACACGTCCTGGAAGCGTTACATCGCGTATGTGTTCGTTTTTTTGATTGTGTACAACTACGTGATCATTCCGGTGGTAGTGGTGGTATTCGGTGTGTACCTGCCACCTGTAGTACTGGACGATGTGATCAAAATGCTAGTACTGATTCTGAGTGGTACATGA